ATGTTACAGGAAAATAATTTTTTCCGTTGTTCCATTCTCCCCATTGTTGAGGTTGAACAATGGGGATATAGAAGTGATACAGGTTATGGTGGTAGAACTGTTACTTTTCCTATTGCATTTATAAAACAATGTTTTAACGGTCATGTTACTACTAAAAGAAGTGGGGATAGTTCTAACGGAAATAACTATGTTGATAAATTAACTACTACCAATATGTGGACTGTTTGTGATGGTGGTGGTGGTTATTGGTTTGCAATAGGTGTTTAAACCCCAATAGCAATATAACATAAAGAAACATCGTATAAGTAAGAAAAACTATTTAGCTCTTTTGAATTTAAGTGATATCCACAATTTGCACTATCATCACTATTTATACCTACCGCTAAAATACTAGAAAAGCTTTTAAAGTCTATAGGTAAATGAATTACTTTTCTCCACTGTCCGCTATCATTAGCAAATCCCCATTGTAGAATTAGACCATTACTATATTTAACCCACCCATTTTGTGTTAAACTGCCTCCAACAATGCCACCGAGTGTACCGTCGGTTTTGAATTGATTAATGAGGTTTCGGACAAATTCAGTTGTAGCTATTTTTGTACTATTATCAGAAGTTCCTTGTGTAGGAGCTGTAGGACTTCCTGTAAGTGCAGGGCTTACTTTTGGTGCTAATGTAGACAGGTCTATACTGCACTGAGACAATGTGCCACCGTTCATGTAAATCGGTCTGTTCGCACTGCCGACAGTGCTTCCGCTTGCCGCGGGTGCACCTGCATTTAAATAAATAGGTTTTACGCCACTACCCACGGTTCCCGTTCCCAATTTACTTGCTGTAGTGGCGTTGGAGATTGTTCCGCCTGTATGTGCCAAAGTCCTCCATGCACTCCATTTATCAATGCTACTGTCTCTGGCATTTCTATAATACATATTAGCAGGCGTAGCATCACCGCCGCTCCATTCCGTCACAATTTGTATTGCGCCAGCTCCTCTAATAGATAAGCAATTACCATAAGCACACGGGAAACCATTATTATAAACTTTACTCCATGTCATGCCGACAGGTAATGCGCTGGCAAGTGTATTTCCTGTTATGGCTTTTTCCGTAACTACATTTGCATTAGTGGCATTGGCAACATTATTTACAGTTACCGTGCTTGTGGTGCCGTTACCTTTGGTTACTGTAAGCGTGGCATTGCTTCCCGTAACTCCTTTTATATAAGTTGTATCTATCTGTTGCCCACGGCTGTCCTGCGTGGCTTTGGTGGCACTTGCCGCGCTGGACGCAGAAGGGACTGCTTTCCATGTTCCATCTCCCGCTAAAAAGTGGCTTGTATTGCCATCTCTTTTCGGTGCAAGTCCGTTTGCACTAGTAGATACGACAGCGGTACTTGCTTTGCCATTCCATGTATTTTTTTCAGTATCCGTTACAAATCTGTGTGTTGCGTCCTGAGTAATCATGGTCGCCGGATGCGAACTAGGGTGTACATAGTTATTTGCGCCTGTTGCTATGCCGTCCAGCTTTTTCTTAAGCTCCGGTGTCATGTAGCCCTTTAAACTGTCCGTAACTACTCGCCAGTCCTGTTCATTTACCACGTTTTGCAGGGTATCATGCCACTGCTTAAGCAGTTTTTCATTGGATAGGAGCGCACTAAGGATTAAGTTCATGCCGGTGTACAACACTTTATCTTTTGCGATAATCTGTGGAATTTCTAAAAACCAGTCATGACCGTTTTCTAATGCTCCAGGGCGTTTATAGCCGTCTATTTCTGTCGGGAACTCAAGCCCGAACTCTGTTTTTAATTCTTCAGCGTTCAAGTTATCACCTCATCTTTAAAATTCTATTGTCCAGCGGAATACCGCGCCGCTTTCCGCATCTATACCTTTGCTGGTTAAAAGCCTCATCTTTGCAGCGGTGCGCTCTTCTTCATCTATCAATGCTACTTCATTTATATCGCCGGTATAATCTCCGGCTTTTATTTCAGCTTCGAAGCAGACGCTTGTTTCTACAGGATAGGTTACAGAGGTAATATCTTTGGTTAAAACAACGTTGTTTAAGTTACCATTATCACTAGGTGGTGCAGGGTTGCCTTGTTCGTCGACCTCTCCTGCTGTACCAAACGCCATTTTTACTATTTTTGCAATAGTACCTGTCGTCCCGATTGCCTGTGCAAATGCCGCTCTATAATCGGTTGTAGTCTTCTTATTGGATTGTAAAAAAGTATCCTGATTAAATTCTGCCAGCGGTGCCGGTTCTCCATTTATACTCAAACTCTGCTTCGGATTAATATTTTGTGTATTGCTCATAATCTTTCAAACGTTCCCTTCCTAATGTTTCCATTTTTATCTGTGCTGTAATAGGTGCACAGGTTTTCCATCTGTGCATTTTGCAGGGAATAGTCTCCCTCCCATGCGTGGCTGCCGTCCCAACAAAAAGAGCCGTCCCATAGGTTTTTTACGTTCCCTGTGGTTCGGCTCTGCATAGCATTAATTTTACCTGTATTTAATGCCCTGTGTTCAATGTTTTGTTTTAAGTCTATATCTACATAATAAATACTGCCTGCTTTATGGCTTGTTAAAAGTCTGTGCTTAGATGTTATTTTATACGTTATATCTGCGCTTTGCCCTGTATTAAAAATATATGCAGAATTAACTTTAGTTAAAATCTGCGCAATATGAGACTGTCTTTCTTTGTATTTAGCATCCGGTTTTATACCGGACCAGTCAATACTGCCGTCCCAGCACCAGACACCGTCCCAATAAGTCTTTTCTGCCGTGCCTAAATTCCAAAAATTATGGTTGGCGTTTACATATTGGGTAATACTTGCCTTATGGCTTGTTAAAATTTTACTCAATATATAAAAAACAATTTTAAATCCTAAATGTGCCGGTTTATATAGTTCTATAGCCGCTCTTAAATCCCCTAAAGATATAAGCCCGTCTATATTAAAAAACACTTCAAACCAGTATTCCGAATTGTGTTCTATTATCTGCGCTGATTTATCCGAAATAAATTTATTTGCTAAATCCGTCATAAATTTAATTGTAGATACATCATGCGCATTTAATAAGATTTTTATGCGTGTACGGCGCGCCTTATAATCATCATCTTTTTTGGGAATAATATTTAAAAATTCCTCGAAATAATTAAGTCCCCATGTTGCTGTATCTATAAATAACTGATTTAGTAAATCGTTAATTATAAGTCGTATATTTTCATGCTCTATATCACAAGTATTATTTGTTGTTTTATAGCGAATATCTTTAGACAAAAAATAAGGTAAATATTTCAAAATACTTACCTTATTTTGTCTAAGCCATATATCATTCAATTAAATACACCTGCCCTACAGTCGGAAGCTGTTCATCAGTAAGTGCAATATTTTCTGCCTTATTATTAAGCGTCAAATCGCTATAATCTTGTACGCCTGTCGCCGTTTTTTCCAATATAACTTTGCCGACCTGTGCATAAGATACGTATTCACTATTAAATGCAGTTGTTTTAAAAAAATCGTTTACAGCATTTTTAATACCGTCGATATTGCCGCTACCTTTCGTTACTTTTAAACTTATATCTATATTCAGCGGTTTCGGGCTGACCACAGTTATGGTCGCACCTATCGATCTTTGCTCATCAATATAGTTTTGTACTTTTGCAATCAAATCTTCGCTCGCTATTTCATTTTTAGCGTCAGTGATTATTACTTTTACAGTGCCGTTACCGTTCCAAAGTGGCAATACTTTTACTCCACCTACACCCTCAACATTTGTTGCCCATATAACATAATGATTTTTATTTCCGCTTGTAGCTGGTTGCCTAACTTTAAATAACAAACGTTCTAAAAGTTCTTCATCTGTTTCTTCATCAAAGCCATCATAAGCTGGACTTTTATTTGTAACAGCAGATACTCCATAAATACTAACAGGGATTTTCGTTATCGTCTCGGCATCCACATTACAATTTGTGCCAACATCTTGAGATTGTGCTTTTATGTCAACTGTACCGTCATCTTCTATTTTCTTACTTTCCACGGTCAGAAAATTTTTCCCGTCATTGGTGCTGAATAATGAGCCTTCCTGTACGGTAGTTCCTGCCTGTCCCGTTATAGTTAAAATAACGCTAGAATTTGTCGCTTCTTGTCGTATAATACCATGTTCTTCAGCTTTTCTTGTAAGCCAATCCCCCCAACTTGTTTGCGGGAATGATGCTTCAATTATCAATGCCATTTCAGCATATGCTTTTTCAAATTCTTTAGAGTTGGCAGACAGCGTATCCCATGCAAAACCTCCTTCAATAATATTTACTTTATCCCCTGCTATTTCGGTATAATATTGCTTTAATCTATCCAAGATATTTTTTCTTGTTTCCATTTCAAACATATATATATTACACCTCGATTTTCTGCGTAGATTTACCATATACAGTGGTAAGCTCTAGATTTAAAATTATCTTTTTATTTACTTGTCCGACAGATATATTATTAACCGCCAAAATATACGGATTTACAAGCAGCGTTTCCTTCACCGCATTATATAATTCATTGGCGTTTATTTCATCATTCGGCACTTTCCCGACAAATTTTTCTAAATCCAGCCCGTAATCGTCATAATATGCACCATATCGAAAACGTTCCGTCTGCAATACTTTATATACCCATACTTTTATTGCTTCATTTCGTGTAACTATTTTAATAGAACCATCATCATTATAAATAAAAGAATTTCTATTAAAATCCCATGCGTATTCCTTAAATTCTTTCTGCGTGTTATATTGCTCGGTATTTACAGTATTTCCCGTCATAAAAGGATTAGCCATATCAATTACCGTCCAATCTTTTACCTTTACTTAATATCCAAAACTGCTTCACTGTTTTATTATCATCTCCCATAATTGGTATCATTAAAACTTTATCGCCAATTTGCCATGTATCAGTATAAACAATACTTGCTGTATAATCGTTGTCGATATCGTGGTTATGACTTTCATAAGCACTATCACCACTGCCGCCACCACGATTTTGAGTAGCAGATATTATATGACCTCTTATTTGTCTTGTATGTCCCTGTAGCCAGTAATCATCTATATAAAACCACTTTTTATCAAGTAGCATACCATTCCACTGCACTTTTATTTCCGGTGGTGAACTTACAATAGTGCCGATTTGTACAGTGGATTGTAGTCCCGCTCTACCGCCAACATTACGAAAAAGCGTCAACATTGCTTTGTACGGGTCCTCCGTTTTTTTCATTCAATCACCCTTTGCTTGCTTTTATAATTTTTGTTGGTGTCATATCAAGGCTGTTATAATCTCTACCATGTACCACAACGTTTTTACTGCTACTATTGCCGTAATATCCGCCATTACCATCATAAATTACTACATGGTCATCATTACCATAAACAATAACATCGCCCTTTTCTAAATTACCTATAGAAAAATCTTCCAAAAGTCCGGCACTTTCTGCATTTGCCACCATAGAAGGCACACCAACAATATCGTTATTACACTGCTGTGCTAAAAATGGACTGTAATAGCTACCCATTTTACCAACAGCCTCAGCACAACCATTTCTACCATTATTCATGGTAGTACCTCCCCAAGCGTCAAAACCTGTGGCAAGTCCTTTATCTACTTTTAAACTTCCATTACCGCCACCAGTAGTTTTTTTACGTTTACTACTTTTAAATACTGGTGTTGCGATATCTTGCTGTTCAATTTCTGGTATTTGGGGATTATCTGGCATATATTCCAAAGTTAAATCCATTGTATGCACATTACCACTAAAATTATGCGTATCGCTCTTGATAAAAAATTTTCCTTTAAGCTGTTCTTCCTGAACTTCAATCGTGTATCCGGTAATACACTGGATATTGCCGATTGCTCTAATCGAACTTTCGTCCTGCAACCTTTTCAATCTTGCCTTTGCCATTTTCACATTATCGACCGTTTCGCCCTCTTTCGGCGGTTGCATTTTATAAATATCCTGTATCATGCCGTAATGCGTAACGTCATCGTTGTTTGTAAAAACCTGACAGATATTGCCGTTATCGTCAACCGATTTTATACGATTTACCATACTTTCAATACTTTCGGAGTGCTCGGAGCTGTCAACGCTCGTCAAATCCGTGGCAATGTAATTTTCAATAAACTCACCTTTTTTTATAACCGTTACATCACCATTAAGACAGACAACGGTATAATCTTCACCGTTTGGATTATTCGCCGTGTCAGCTTTCGTATACTCAAACAGCATACGGAAAACCTCTGTGCAGCTCTTACCGTCGGCAATAAAACTTACTACAGTATTAATCTGCGGCATATCCGCCGCCGTACTTATGCCGATTTCTGCGCATACCTGTTTTATGGCATCCGTTACTGTTATACCGTCAAACAGCATTTGTACTTTCGATTTTGCCAGATAAACCATATCATCATAGGCGGTGAAAGAAAATGTAAAGGTATTGGAATTTCTTTTTCGGTAAAATATCCTGCCTTCAAAAATTTCAATCGGTTCTGATTCGTCCGTTTCAGCGTAAGATAAATAAATAAAACCACCTACTTTTAAATCCAAGGCGGTAAATGCGCTATCTTTATCTACAGTATTATAAACAATCTCAAATTCAAGCTTTCTTGCTGCTTGTTCACTATCACCGCTCCATGTCCATTTCGTTACAAAATTTGTAATATCAAAATCGCTTAATGGCTCACTATGTGGCTCATTGTTGTTTTTCTTCTGTTGTAATTCCTGTTGTTCTTTTTGCGTAAGCGGCGGGTCCGTATATTTACATATAAGCATACTATCACCCTAGAAATTTATAATCGTATCATCGCTGATTTTAACGGACTGCTTCGTTGCATAGAGTACGGAACCAACATTTAAATTTTTCGTTTTCGCCAGCGTTTTAAATACGGATAACTGTTTTGCGTCCTGTTCATCTATCGGGAAAAACTGTCCCACGCTCTGCGCCGCCACGTCCATTAAATCCATACCCGGATACCAATTTATTACTTTTTCTTTCTGCTCCTCCGCCGTTCGGCTGGCAAGCCCTGTTGTATCGTTAAGCTTATTCGAGTTTGGCAGTATGTAACGATACTCACGCAAAGATATGGAGAAATATACATCGCTCGTGCCGTCTTTTTCACTATAGTCAAAACTGTCGATACTTACGTTCAGATTTATATTCGTGCCGGATATCGTAAGTTTGCACGGCTGTCCTTTTTGTGCAAAAGAATTTATTTTTTCAACGTAACTGTACGGGCTGTCTGGTGCACCGTTCACAATACCACTATATGCTTGTGCCGGAAAAAAGCTGGAGAATTTCACTGTAGTTAATCCGCGTTTTCCCAGCATATTAATATCACCTAAAGAATTTACATTTACCGTGCTGTTATTATAGGCGTTACCGACCTCGAAAGAAGGCGGCAGCACGGGAAAAGTTACGCTTTCCCCTGCACAGCTCAAAACCAATTTACAGCCCGTATTCAGCCCGCTTCCCGAACCGATAAGACTGTCCACCGCCTGATTTAGAAAAGATAAAATCGAAGCCATTATACCGCCCCCTCATTCATATTAATACTTCTTTTCTGCATTTGATAATAAATCCTCTGCATTAATTTATCCGCCAACTCGTCCATGTCGGCATCATTTTTCATATTTGCACCATAAATATTAATACTGAAATTAAAATTATTACTGTTACTTTGATTGTCTTGTCGTCCCTGTGCATACGCTGTCTGAATAGATTTATCATGCGGAATGACACGTGTTCCACTTGGTAAATCCACGATTTCCGCACCTTTATCATGAATAATTGCAGGACCACCAGCAAAATTTTCAACGCCATTTGCGAATAGTGGAATATTTAATCCTTCAAAAGTTTTGCCACCTATACCTGGTACAATATCTTGCACAGTAAACTTAATAGAATTTATACTTTTAATAATACCGTTTATGGTTTCTTTTACGCCACCTAATATTCCATCTGCAATGCCTTTAATAGCAGAAAATACACTGTCAAAGATTTTAACAATTCCTTGCCATGCCATTTCCCAATTTCCCGTAAAAACACCAGTAAGGAATGTAATAATGCCTTCTAGTACACCGAGAAAACCGGTTATAATCGCCGCCGCTACATTAATAGCTGCTACCACTGTACCGACTAATACATTAGCCGCAATAATAAAAGCTCCTACCAATGCGCCGCCGAAAATACTTGCTACAATCTGCAACACTGCAATTAACGGTTCAAATGCTCCCTGTCCATTTATTGCCATAGTGAAAATATTATCTAAAGCTACAAGTGCTGGAGATATAGCAATTTTTAATTTCGGTATAACATTCATTAGACTGTCCCATGCAGGTTTTATCCTATTCCATGCACCAATTAAAGCCGTTTCAATACGTTTCCATAAACTTATAAAATACGGACCAACCATATCCCAATTTTTATAAATAAGGTACGCCGCTCCTGCTATAGCAATTAAAGTAATTCCTAAAGGACTTAATGCAAAAGCAAAACTTGCTTTAACTAATCCAAAAACGCTTTTTGTTGCCTTTCCTATGCCATTTGCAAAACTTTCCATTACCTTACTCATGTAAAAAGTTCTATACATTCTTGATAAAGATTCTGTTGCCAAAATCGCTGATGTTCTAAATTTCTGTAATCGCGTTATTGCCGTAGTTTTTATAGAAGAAATAGGATTTTTAGGCATTACATTTACTATTGCTGTGGTAATATCGACCCATTTTAAAGCACGTATTCTGTCAAATTCCTTTTTAAAGTTTATATATAATTGCGGTTTATTATTTTTTAAACTATCTATTGTTTGTTTAATCTGTGCAGAAATACCTGTGAATAGAGATTGTTTACTGCCATCTTGAGCTGTTTTTAATAGAGTAATTTCCTTATTTAAATTTTTATAAGCATTAACCGTATTTAAAACAGCAAATTGTAAAGCCTTGTTTCGAATACTTCCGCCTTTAGCTGCCAACCCGATATCTCCATAAAGTTTTACAATACCGCCACCAATACTTATAACTTTACCTGTTGCCAGCATAAAGCCCGTAAATGCCACCGTACCCATTAAGATATCGCCTATTAATAACTTTGTTTCCGGGGATATGGTATTTATCATATCGGCAAAACCACCGATAGCGTCCGTCATTGCCTTAATTTGCGGTGTCAGTACACTACCAAAATTAATAGCAAGACTTTCAAGGCTTCCCAGCATACCATCAATACTATTTTTTAGTGTACCTTTCATTACCTCAAATTGAGCCTGTGATGAACCTGTAGCACTATCCATAGCATTTTGAAGTGCTTGATATTCTTCTGGTGCTGTTTTTACAAGTGCTAAAAGTCCACTATATGCTTCTTCACCCGCTAGTGCCTTAGCATAAGCAACCTGTTCTGTATTAGAAAGGTTTAATATTTTACCTCGCAACTGTTCTACTATTGGTTGTAATCCAAGGAAATTACCCGATGCGTCCTTTACCTGTAGTCCAAGTGCTTCAATAGCTTCTGCTGCTGGTTTTGGTGGTTCAGAAAGTCTAGAAAATACCGAACGAAGTGACGTACCGATTGTACTTGCTTCTATACCATTATTTTTCATTATTGCCATTGCAGTGGCTAATTGTTCTATACTTACATTTAAAGTTGCTGCTGGCGCTCCTGCATACTGCATAGCTAAACCAAAATCTGCCATTCCAAGACTGGATTTATTAGATGCCATTTGTACAACGTCTGCAACCCTCATGGCATTTTGTGCTATATCACCTTGTTTTAGATTCCAAATATTAAGGGCATTACTAACAACATCGGAGGTTGTGGCTAGGTCCTCTCCACTAGCTACTGCTGCTGTTATTACAGATGGCATAACACCAACAACTTGATTAGCGTCATAACCTGCCGCTGCTAATCTATCCATACCTTCTGCTGCTTGCGTGGCACTTATTGGAAAATTTGCGCCAAACTGACTTGCCTTCTGGCGCATCATTTCCATTTCTTCTGCTGTTGCTCCAGCTTTTGCCGCTGCTCCAGTTATAATGCTATCAAAATCAATAAACGCACGACCTCCTGCTGCACCGATTGCTGTAATTCCAGCTGCAATCGGTAACATACTCTCACCGACACTACTAAATCCATCACCAATACGTTGAATATCTCTACCCATACGTTGATGAGCACGTGCTGTACGTTCCATTTCATTTTGAACACGTACAAGAGGGGAGGTCATCATATCTATTAACCTTAAAGTTACATCAATTTGTGTTGCCATTTTATCCCCTCATTTTTTTTATTTCTTCTTTTATATCTTTTTGTTCTTGCCTTATAAAAGCTTCAATAATGGTTCTTTCACCATTGCCCATATTAAAAAAATCTAATGGCTTCCAATGATGTTTTCTATAAAGCCAATACATCATATTTGTGTTGCCATCAGATTTTATTAGTTTTTTATTTCTTCAATATTTTTTTGTTTTTCTTCTTCACTGTAGCCAGATAATGCACTTATTTTATTTGCTATATCTGTAATTTCACCAGCTAAAAATAATTTTTCATACATATCAAATGGAGTGGTTGCATTAAACTTTTTAAGTAAATTAGTATCCGCCAAATTTGGCTCTTTTATTCCTTCATTTAACGTAAGCATTTGCATTTTATATAAATCTATATTTTTACTTTTTCCTTTTACATTAATAGCTGTTGTTTGAATTTCAGAATATCTTTTAGCTGGAATAGATTTTAAAGTAAGCACAAATTTTTCTCCCAAAACTTTACTTAATCTTTCAACTTCATATTCTTCTGTGTTTTCTGCTAATACTTTGTTTACATCACTATTTAACAATACATCAACTAAATTCATATTTATTATCTCCTTTAAAAATAAAATAATTGCAATTATATCAAGCGTCAGCCGTAACAGGCACTTCAAAGTCTGTAAAAGTAAAATCATAATCATCTTCTGTAAGTTTCTTGGCTTCCCAGTCCATAAGAGTGAGCTTATCGAAAGTGGCGTCTCTTATAATAACTTCTTCACGTCCCACTGCGTCTGGATCGTCTAATTTAACCCTAATTGTAACAACTGTTTGACGAGCATTGCGAATATTATCCGCCATTAAATTTATAAAATAAGAAGATACATGGTTCATTTTTACGTTTCCAGTACCTTCACAGCCTGTTACTTTATATTGTTTAAAATAAGTTTTTACTTGGTTTACTTCTTCTTTTATAAGCTTTATTTCTGCTTTAAAACCAGTTACTTCAGCCATGTATTTTCCATCAATCCAAATTTCTCCCTGCGTGCCACTCATTACACGCTGTGCAATAAATTTATCCATAAAAGTAAACTCCTTTTTTAAATATCAAATGGTAGTTCTATATCTTCCATAGCGTCAATTATCTTAATTTTGCCTTTTAAAAATACTTTTTTCTTTGTATCTAGCTGGTTAATTTCATCATCACTCATATCTGCAAGTTCATCTTTGGTATATAGACCGTTTTTCAGCTGATAATTTTTTATTGCTTCCGTATCTAGTTCTACCGTAGAATAATTAGCTTGTAAAAGACCTTCACCTTCAAGTTCTTTAAGATATCCAGTTATTGCAGTAATAAGTAAACATTTATTATCATAGGTATTTGCATATTTACCTATATAGCTATCCTGTGCTGTAGTTCTAATATCATCATAAATCATATCCATAATGTCTACGATTTTAATTGTTTGATAGCCTTCTTGTTTTCCTTGCGTTGTAGTAACAAGACTATTTACTGCACGACTCATTTTATATTTTGTGCCATCATACCAAATAAAAAATTCACCATTATTAACTTTTTCATCATTTTCATCAAGGTCATATTTATCACAATCAATTACTTCATTAAGTGGTGCATATGTTGCACTTATCGTAAGTGGAGTACCTGCAATAAGTCCAGCAATACGTGCAGTATATTCAGCTGGTGTATAAGTCTTTGTAGCTGTTTTTATATATTTATTACTGAAATTAATAACACCCTCATAATCTCCATCATAACCTGGCATTACTATTTTCATTTTTTTATATTTATTTTCTCGATAACTTTTTACCCATGTGAGTAATGTTTCAAGTTGATCTGCTTCTACTGTAGGAATAGATAAATAATCAAATCTTTCTGTAGCTATTTTTTTTAGACTATCCTGCCATTTATCAGTGCCTTCTTTACCTTTGGTTTGTAAATAGACTTTAATTCTATATGGTGTCGTTACATATCCCAATAAACATTTTGTAATATAATCTTTATTATTTTCACTAAGAATAGATGGTATATCGTCTGCTGTATATATTACAAAAGGATTTTCAATAGCTTCTGAAGCTGTTTCTATACCACAAACAGCTTCACCACAAATAGCACTGCCTACTATAGCATTTTTATTTGTAGTAAGTTCATCAATAATAGATTGTTCTTCTTCTAAAATTAAAGCTACAATACCACGTTTACTACGTTCAATTGCTGCAATGCCTGCTTCTTTAAAAGATACAATCACATTTGGCATTCCTAATTTTGCCATATTGCCCTCTCTCCTTCATTTATTTTTACTTTTAACTGCATTTCTTCCATTAAATCAGCTTGCTTCATTGGTCTTATAATTTGCTCCAAATAATCCATCTTTACTATCATTTGGATAATATCTTGTCCTTCCCCTACTCTATCAATAGTAAATTCATTCACATGAATATATCTCTTTTTTAGAGGTATTCCTCTTTGAAAAAGCATTTGAAGTCTATCCATAACATCAGCATAATGTATTTCATTTTTATCGATATCTTTCGGAAAATATGTCAATATAATAGACAATCTTTTCTTTGTTATATTTTTAGTCTGTGGGATATTAGTACATAAACATTTAATAAAAAAGCACGGTTTAGCGAAATCTTCTAAGATTTCATCACTATAAACCGTGCTTTTAAATTCTGCTTTCAGCATTATGCCAATTTGATTTAAGATATCTATCTGTTTTACTACATCAGCCATCTAATTTATCTTTTACCCGCTTATATACACCTTTCCACATATATTCTTGTAAATCATCTTGCTGTTCATCTATAGTTTTTTGTAAAAAATGCTTTCCTTGTACAAAACCTTTTTCTTGTCCTTTCTTATCCACTATTTTATGACCACGATCAATAAGATGAAAATGTGGTGCTGTAGAATAAATATTGGCATGAATGTCCTTGCCATAGCCTTCAATTTTCTTTTTCCAACTTTTATTTAATTTTCCTTTATGATCCTTTCCACTATCTGGACTATTTGTTTTTAAAGCCTTAATCATGCGATTAGCACCACGATTTAAAACAATCTCAACATCATCTGGAAAATTCTTTTGCACCGTCTGCAACCTACCAATAAATTCTTCGAAACTAATTCCCATCACTAGCACCTGATTTCTTTATGCTACACATTAATTCTAGTTTTATATGCGATTCATAAGGATCTATGACATTTTTTATTTCATATAGATTATTTCTATATTTAACTAACATAGAATTATCTATATTTTTTCGATAGCGAATAGTTATTTTACTTAAATCTTCGGTTTTTTCTTTGTATTGCTCATAATAAGCTCTACCTCTAAGAGGTTCAATTCTTGCCCATATTTTCAAAAATGGCATTAATTTTTTCTGCGTCAAATTATACGGTGTTTCAACATCTTCATATTTTAAAATTGTTACACGTTTATCTAATGTACCAATTTCTTCAATATTAATCATGATGTTTCACTTCCTAACGGTTTATAATACTGTGCCAGAGAAATATGCGTAATTATAGCTTCTATAGAGTGTGGTAGATTGTTTACATTGGTTTTTGTAGAAAAAACACTTCTATTTTCATACCAGTGTGCTACCAACATTTTAACAGCCAAGACAAAAATCTGGCTGTTATCACTATACTTTTTTCCGGTAGTCTGCTCTAAATAATCAGTAGCAGCTTCGATTAAACTTCCTATGAGTTCATCATCTTCAGTTAAATCTTCATCAATTCGCAGATATTCCTTTGCTTGCTCAAGTGTAACAGCCATGCTTTCACCCCTTTTATTCTGTAGCAATTACCCCAGCACTGCGCAGTGCCGCCAAAATAACGTTTATTTTATCCTTTTCATCGCCGCCTGCCGCGTCTGCAATGGCTGCCTGTTTAGTTAAGCCACTGGCACCTGTATCACCCTTATCCCCTTTTGCACCTTTTAAGTTTTTAAAAGCAAAAGCGAATGTACGCGCCTGCTCCGTGCCGCCAAGGGTAACAGTTACTTCTGGTGTCCCCGTATTGGCGTCAACCGTTGCCGTTGCTTCTGTAATGGTTGCCGCCGTACCATCTGTCCCATTTGTGCCCGGGTTGCCTGCATCGCCCTTATCACCTTTTTCACCTTTAAGATTTTTAAAGGCAAAGGCGAATGTACGCGCTTGCGCTGTGCCGCCCGGTGTTACGGTTACCTCCGGTGTTCCCGTATTAGCGTCGACCGTCGCCGTAACGGATGTAATTTCTGCCGCTATGCCGTTATCACCCTTATCTCCCGGTGTACCGTCTGCCGGTTTATCAACATAAGTTAATTTCCCGTCTGCACCTAAAGATAAAATCTGCCCTTGACTACCCTCTATTTCTGGTTTATCTAATTTATCTTCAATTGCATTTTCATGTGTTTCAAGTGCAGTTTCAATTTTATTCATATTTTCAGCATTTACTGGAGTTTCATTATTTACCCAATTAGTTTTTGTATACATAATTATTTACCTCACTTTTATTTAACTTTCTTTTCCTAGTATTGTTTGCCCCACTATTGCCTTACCTACTATTGCAGGTGTGGGGCTATTACTCTCCCGCTTTCACCAATTTAACAAGGCTATCATAGATAATAGGTTTACCATCACAAACTATAATACTTTTACGAACAATATCGTCTGTATCGTTATCTTCATATGTCTTCATACCGACTTGGAAGTTTGTATTTAATGTGTAGTCTGCAAAGTTATAAAGAAAAGCAAATGTTTTTCCTGCTTCTAAAGTATCAGAGAAGTTTTCTAAATAGTTTGTAAGCACTACAGTTCTACCTAATAAGCTACGTTCTGCTTTTCCGCCAAATCCATAGTTAACACGTGCAATAGGTTGACCATTTGTATCTGTCATGCCAATAAATGCCATAAATGTTTTTTTAGTCATGCACCAAACTGCACCTGCTTCGTATTCCATTGGAAGCTCACCTTCAGCATTAACTAAAGTTTTATAGTCAATTTTGCTTACCTCTATTTTTGTGCCTTTATCATCATCTTTTAGAATGCCTGTTGGCTGTCCACTACCTGTGCCAGAAATAATTGCCTTTTCTAATGCTTTTGCCATTGCTTCTACAACATTCTTAACAAGTGTTGTTTCAAAAGCACTGTATGCCATATTTTCTGTTTCTAAAGTAACAGCTACAGCACAACGTAATTTAAAATGGCTGAAAGTAATAGTACCTGATAAAGCCTTTTTCTGTTTATCACTACCAGCACCTTCAGCTACCCATGTAGCTTCCGGTTTTACATTAGAAACTGGAATTGCAACACCTGTTTTATAAGCTGTACGTGTTACAAGTGGCAAAATCATACCGTATGCTTCAAGTTTTTCGATAATTTTATTGAGTGTAACAGGTGGCACCAATGCACCGATATCTATTGTAGCAGTTACTTCATCACTTCTAAATTCTTGAGGAATTTTTTCACCACGACAAACATAATTCATAAATGCCTGTCTATATTCTTCACTATCATAGATATTGGCTTTTACTGGTTTAGCTGTATTAGTTCTTGTTGTCATTGTACCCATACCATCAATAATTGTTTGACGTCTGCGAATTTCTTTTTCTTCTTCATCAAGTTCTCGAAGTTCTTTTTCAATTTCATCAAAATTTAAATTTTTATTTGTTTCATCAGCTAACAAAGAACGAATTTTTTCTTTTCTTTGTAAAATTTCTTCTAATCGTTTATTCATATTTTTTCTCCTTATATCTAAAAATCAGCATAAAAAAAGCACGTTTAAACGTGCATTATAAATAAGTCATTAATAATAATTTTTTTCGTCTTTGCTTTTCTTGTAAATCCTTTTCTAGGTCCACAAAATATTCTTTACTTCGTGCCTGTATAGATGTTCCATCATATGCTGGAAAATCTACAACCGCCACATCATAAATTTTATCAAAAGCAGTTATTGTACGTGTATAAATCTTATTTTCTTTATCAACTTCAGTTCGTTCACTTTTTACAGTAAAAGCAAAACTCATCTTGTTTAAATCACCACGTTTAATAAGTTTATATACATCTGTACCATTATTGGTATCAATTATATCAGCACTAATTCTAAGACCTTTATCATCAGTATTCATGGTTAATGTATTATTACTTGCTCTAGCAAGTATCATTGCTACATCACCATGATTATACTTAAATACAGTGTCGTTCATATCTGCACCATTAAAAGCATTGCGGTCAATTACTTCCATGTACTTCCAACCGCTCCACTCACTTTCCCATATTAATGCCCTTTGATTAAAAACAGCTGCATATCCTTCTACAAGTTGTTTATTTTTATCATCATTATTAGCTGGCTCTAGTAGTGCCATTCTCATTTCCATTTTCCCCATCTTCTTCACCACCTTTCAATGAATTATCATTATTACCTGTTTGATATAAACTTTGGTCTTTAGCTTTTACAAAATTCAAGCTGATAAGACGTTCATCACCGCCTTCTATACCAGCATAACCAAAGATTTCACGAATTTCATTGATTGTAAGTCCGCCAGTAGGAATAAGTGTTTCACAGATTTTAATTTTAGATGCTACAGACATAAAGTTTAATCTATTACTTTCTAAAATAATTTCATTACCAAAGCCTCTTTCTCGTCTTGTAAATAATTTGTCTGTCATTTCTTGAGCTAATTTTATAGCTACAGGCTCAAGTACTGACTCATAAAAGGCTATATACTCATCTTCTGTATATTTGCCCATGATAATATTTTCATTAAGTCCAAAATGTTTATAAATACAATCTCTAGCATAACTCATTTGTTGACTATTAAAGGTAGTTATCTTACTGTTTAATTCATGAAATTCTACTTTATTATCCAAACTAGCTATACCTGAAGGATTATTACTAGCATATGTTCGTACGAAATCATCATGTACTTTTTTCATATCTTCTGGTCTAAGAGATGAAATCCATTTTAAATATCCACGCAGTGCTGTAAAATTTTTAACTGCATTAATAATAGAAGCTCTCACTGCCTTTAGCGTTGATAAATCTTCAATCATTATCTTTGAATTATCATCGCCAAATATTTCATCGCGATTAAAATGTCTACGAATGTGAATAAGATTTTCATAAGGAATAGTAACTCTTTCACCTGCACCAAAAGTAAATCTAGCATAAAGATTATATGTTTTGTCTTCTAGTATTTCCAAAAGAGGGAAATCTAATGGATATACAGCTTTTATACTGCCTGTAAATTCGTCCCATTGTATATAAATAAAAGCATTATTATACGTAAAATACTGTGCTATAAACTTTTCTAAAAATTCACTAGCAGTCATCATTGGATTGGGATACGAACTTAATAAATAATTCAACCTATCATTAGGCACATTTTTTATTTTTCCATTATCCTTAATTACATGTTTTGGTCGCATTTTTCCAAAATGCCTTGCAATAGTATCTATACAATCTCGTACTGTAGCATCATCATAAGCATTTCCTGAAAAAGGTGTATACATATTTGTATAACCATTTAACAATTTTAAAGCTGTAACATCTTTATATTCTTTTTGATTACCAAAGATTTTGCTAAATAAACTTCTAAATTGCAATGTCTCACCACCTTTTAAATAATATTCATATAGTCATCTTTATTTCTCTCATAAACTACATATGCATCTAAAAGAGACGCAAATCCATCAATTCGTTGTCTTGGATTTTGTAATTTACATGGCTGGATATTTCCATTTTTATCCATATCTACACTAACATTTGCCATACACCATTTAAGCACAGGATTGTTATTATAATTTATAAGTTTAGCTTCTAAATCTGCACCCAAAGCTTTCATTGGACCAGATAAAGTTTTCTTTCCTTGTATTACTGGCTCCATAGTTGGCTCACCAAAAGTATTTATCATATCTTGCACAAAATATTTTGCAGACCAACTATCATAGCCACATTTAAACAGGTATATATCTTTTTCATTTTGCATTTCTTCAAACCATTCAACAATCAAGCGATAATCTATACTATTGCCAGGACTTAACCTAATAAATCCTCGCTTTAGCCAAATATCATAAGGCACTTTATCCTCATGTACTCGTTTTTCAAGTAATTCTTCTGGTATCCAATACATCTGCTCTACATAAAAACGCTTTTCATCTTCTAGCGTTTTAAAAAGCATAGTTGCACAAGTTAAATCCGTTGTAGCAGATAAATCTATACCGCCAATGCCATATCTAGGTTTTAAAACCTCAACATCAAACGTTGCTTCATTGTTTAGTTGTTCAAAAGTCATAAAAGCTTCTGTAGTAGTTTCTCGCACATTAAAATCTTTACATAATAAATTTTTAACATAATGAGGATTAGCCTTTGCACGATTTACTTTATCTTCTAATTGTTCTTTATTTTTTATTGTTCCTAGTGCAGGATTAGCCTTTGCCCAATATTTTGGATTAGTCCATTCACTTCTTCTATCCAGTTCATAAATCACTGGTAAAATAGTATCTACTTTATAGCCTTCTTCATTGTCGAAATCGGCAATTATATTAGCTGCTTCTTCATACTTTAGGTCAAAAATACCTTCACGCACTGTACCTGCCGTTGAAGTAATAATAGATAAAGGCTGTTCTCTTGCAGTCATACCATCAATTACTACATCATAAAGATTTTTATCTTTGATAGCATGTAGCTCATCAATTAAGGCACCATGAACATTAAGACCATCTAAACTATCGCTATCACTTGCCAGTGCCTTAAATGTTCCATCATTAAAATTACACTGTATTTCAGACACTAATGATTTAGAGCGTTTAGCTAATGATGGTGATTTTTTTACCATTCTTTTAGATTCTAACCATATTATTTTTGCTTGGTCCCTTTTTGTCGCTACACTATAAATTTCAGGACCTGCTTCACCATCAGCAAATAACAAATAAAGACCTATTCCACTGGATAATGTAGACTTACCATTTTTACGAGCTACGATTAAAATTAATTCTCGATATTGTCTAAGTCCTGTATTTTTATCTACAAAACCAAACAGTGCCGAAAGTATAGCTTTTTGCCACACTTCCAATATAACAGGCTTACCAGCCCATTTACCTTTAGAGTGTTTGCAATATCGTTCAATGAAATCTATGGCATGATTGGCTCTTTGTTCATCAAAAATATAACGACCATTGTTATCATCAAGCTTATCATGTAAATGCTTAAATAATTTCGCTACTTTTTCTGAAACTACTACATCACCATTGTTTATCTTTCCATAGTAAACCTCAATATAATTCATATAATCACTACTTTTTCAATGTACCAACAAAAGCTTCAAAACCATCATCAACATCATCAGAAGTTTTTTGTGGCATACAAGATAGCAACGTTCGGATTAATGAATTATAATTTTTTAAAGCTGTAGAATATGCTTTACTAGCAGTAGACTCTTTTGTGCCGTATTGGTCTTTTCCATTGCAATATTCCTCAATAAAACCATCTTTATCGAGGTTTTTTTGCAGGTTATCAAGCCTAAATTCTAGGTCAATAGCAAAATCAATTGTTCTTTCGACTATTGCCATTTTATCATCATCAATATTTTTAAAAGCCTCTCTATATTGCGCCAATCTTCGCTTTTTCAAAGTTTTTTCACTTACTTTTGACACAAAAATACATCTCCTTTCTAGTAAATTTTCTGAAAAATAGACCACACCCCTCTCGGCGATATCGTGTATTTTATACGAACGTGGACCCTCCGGTCTAGGAAATTATCAGATAATTTATCGTATATGGGGGTGTAGTTAATCATTTTAATTATTCTTTGGTTCATCAATACCAATTAGATTACCATTGTCATCAAAGAGCATTCGCCTTCGCTCCTTACTATGTATCTTGTTATGACATTCAATACATAGCAGCATAAGGTTATCCCAACCACAAGTAATATAAGGATCGTCAATGTTCTTTGGTGTAAGTGGTACTTTGTGATGAACAATATAACGCTGATCATCATCAATCTTTTCACTTGTTTGATTATGACACATCTCACAAATAAAAAGCTTAGACTGTGCAAAAGCTTTAGCACACTTCCGCCATCTTGTACTGTTATAAAACTTCCTTGCAAACTCTTTTGCCATTAATACACCTCAATATAAATTACATTTATTAATTTTAGTATTTATACTTTCATTAGTTTTTCTGCTTTATATAATGTTATATATCTTATTTTAGGATTTATACGATTATTAGGTTTCCTCCTAAAAGTAAATTCACCTTCATAATTTAATTTAGGTATATACAAATTTTTTCTTTCTCCTATAATATTTGTACCCATACGTATATTAATATTGCCTAATTCAATAAAAATTTTTTCATCTATATTATTTTTAGAAAACATTTTCTTTAATTTATCTCCTATAATTTTAAAAATATTAATCATAGACAATCACTTTCTTTTTTATTTTTTCATTTATTTAAATACCTTTGCTGTATTATTTTTATATTTACCATTGGCTTTATGACAAGTAGCTTTATGTTGTATTAAATCTCTTATGGTAAAATTTCCAGATACTGTATAACTCATACACCTTTTATATTTCATGATTATCTTTCTATGTTCACAAATACCTTCAGCATTATAGAAACATCTAAATTTATCACATTTTATAATCGTCATTTCATCACCTTCCAAACAAAAAAGACAGCTAATAATTTAGCTGTCTTTTCTGCATGTAATCCACAATCATGTGCGTAACCTTATTCAGTTTTCAGACGGAAAAGCGTTTACTTTTAGAGAGGTCATTTCCTCGCTTCTTTGACCTATAAAAATTTTATCATCTTTTTTTGCGGTAGTAAATTGCGATTTTTTTGCACGGTCTAGTTGCATTTATTCAAGTACATCTTTACCAAAAAACCTTATAGATAATATATCTAACAGTCTATTTCTATGCCTATATAATGTAACCTTATCACAACTCATTTTATTAGCTATATCTTCAATTTTCATCTTATCAAAATAAATCATTTTTATTATTCCGCCATAATATTCATCTTTTATTTCTTCTAAAGCACAATCTATAAAGTCTACTTCTTCTTTATCTCTATAATAAATATGTTCTATTTTTAATTTTTTTGCATGACGAATTTCATCAAGTGTACATTTTTCACCATAATACTCCATAGCATGATGAACAGCTGGACAAGCACCAAATTCTTCTTTAAATAAATCTTCAATATCTTTTTCACACTTCTCCATATTATGCTTAAGAATATTATATGCTTCTAATTTCTTTATAGTCTTTTCCCTATAATTTATAGGCTTTTGCTTTAAATTAATGCTATTATTTTGTATTATCGTCTTTATCGCTTCACTAACAACCGCCATCACAGTCATTTTTATCATATCAGAAATTTTATTTAAATCTGCTTTTGTTAACGCCATTATTCTACCTCGCTAATTTATCATAGATATATTTTGTTTTGCTGGTTGTGTATTTATTGTTTCATTTATATGTGGTAATAATACTTGTTTCCTTTCACCATAAATATATTTTCTTGCTTCACTTAATAACTGATTAATTAAAATCATTTCATCATCTGTATAATCCAAAATGCAATTTGAATTATATAATCTCTTTGGAAAATTTTGTGGTATTAGATTACCGTCTAACTTATAAAATCCTTTTAATATTACATATTTTAAGCAATTATTTTTATAAATAAATTTTGCCCCTGTTACTACAATCCTATCTTTTATAGAAAATGGATATTTTAATAATCTACTACCTACTGCATTTAAGTTTTTTAATATTTCTATTAATTCATATCGTGGCGGTTCTTCTTCACTTAATGTTTTCTTAGATGTTCCTTCTTCATATTTAATTTTTACTTCTCCTTTAAAATAATTCACTTCTTTAATTATTAACTCTTTCATAATTTCTCACCACTCTTAATTCTCCTTATTATCTTCTATATCATATTTTTCATCATCTGTAAGTGCAAATAAATCGCTTTGTACCTTCTCAATTAATTCAGATGTATACTCTATTGCTTTAAAACTAGATTGCAATACATCATTATCTTGTTCATTTTCCGCCATAGAATGTAATTCTGTATAATATTTTAATTTATTTTCAAAATATCTTAGATACTCCAATAATATATCTTCTTTTTGTTTATCATAGATATTTACATTATCAGTTTTACAAATTTCTATAGGTTTATCTTCATCTTGTATATGTTCATTTTCAATTATATTATTATCTGTTATTTCATCTAACTCATCTTTACCTGTTCTTTTCAATGTCATTTCATCTATAATTTTAGCCCTATCGTATTTATCCTGAAGGTATTCTTTATCTGGATATTTTTTTAATAAGTATTTTAATAAACCTAAAATACAATCCCGATTAGATTGCACCTTTTCATGTTCAAATTTGTCTAAACAACATTTAGATATATACTCTAAACAATTATCTAATGCTTCTTGTTTTGTTTTATATAACTTAGATGTATTAGTAAATCCACCACAATAATAGATATTACATACTACTGAATAATAATATAAATCTGTTGAAGTCTTGTATATTACATAAACTAATGATAATTTTTTTATATTAATCTCTTCTTCTAATACTTTTATTTTAAGCTCAACATCTTTTTTATCTGTATTTCTTTCTTCTGGTTCATCGTCAACTTCACTTTTTAAACTATCTTTTATATATTTCACATCATTTAATGTTAATCCGCCATTTTCTTTGAATTGATTAATCATTAATTCTTGCTTATCTTGCGATAATGTAGATAGTTCATATGCAACAGATAAACCTATCATTCCATTTTTCATGGCATCTTTAAAAATTCCTATAAGATTATTTTTAAGTCCTAACATTCTAGCTACATTTGTTTTTGACTCATTTATAAGTTTAGATATTAAATCTTTTCTTGGTGCAGGTAATTTTATACCTCTTTGTTTATATTCTTTTAAAATATTGTTTAACGCTTCAACTTGCTCTGTTCTTTCCCAATCAGTTAATTTCCTAGCAGTACAATTTGTAGTTATAAGCGATAATCTATCTTTTAAATCATCTTCATATTTATTAATTACACATGGTATATATTCAAAATCTTTTATACCTTCGTCATATAAATTTTTACAAGCTTTCCACCTTCTTTCACCTGCTATTAATTCATACTTACCCTTATTATTTTTCTTTTTTACAATAAGATTTTGTTTTACACCTTCCACTCGAATACTTTCTTTTAGTGTAGTAATCTCATCTGTAGCATAAAAATTACTATTATTTTTAGCTGGTACTATATCATTTACATTTATATATTCTATTTGCATACGGTCTTTATCCGCCAATGTTTCCACTTCTATACTCCTATCTTCTAAAGCTGCTAAAATATCAAAATCCATCTTCTATTACTCCTTTAGAAAATGGTCCAAATCGGACCATTCTCATTTTAATTTTAAATATTCATTTACTAGATTTTTATAATCTATTGTTACTCCAAAGCGACAATTTAAATCAATAACTGTTCTTCCTGTAAATGTACTATTAGCAATATGTTGACTTTCTCTTATTTTAGCTTTAAAAATATATTGTTCTTTAAACATTTTCTCTAAATAATCTTTTGCTTGATGTTTGGCATTATTATTTTGCCAACGATTTATAAAAATACCTCTTATTTTTAATTCCTGATTAGCTCGTTTTACCTTTTGTATTTGCTCAATTATTATTTTTAATCCTTCAATAGAAAATAAATCTAAACACACAGGAATAATTATTTCATCACTAGCCAGCATAGTTACTGCTGATATAGTATTTATTGCTGGTGCATTATCAATTAAACAATAATCGTATTCTTTAGCTAATTTTATTAATGCTTTCTTTAAAACCAATGGATTTTTATTAGCCTTAACATAATCTTCCGCCACATACATTTTTAACCCAGCTGTAATTATATGCAAATTATCATATCTAGTCTTTTTAATCAAAGAATAAATATCTACATCATTACCAACTAATATATCTGCAATTCCTTTTTCACGGTCTTTATCAATGCCAAAATAACTAGATATATTTGATTGTGCATCAGCTTCTACCACTAATACTTTTTTGCCATGATATTTATTAAGTGCATAAGCAATATTTGCTGTAGCCGTAGTCTTTCCTGTTCCACCTTTGAATGATTGAATAGATATTGTTTTCATATCAAAGACCTCTCTTATTTTTATTATTTAATTTTTCCCATTTACCAGTACATATCTGTACTTTCATTTCTATACATAAATCATTGTATTCTGGTTTTACAAAAGGGCATGGCTTTTTCATCAGCCAACAATTCCAAACTTCTCCGTCTAACCAAGTATGTTCACACATTGCCATTTTTTATTCATCTCCCCAAAATCGTGGACGACCTTTTAACATACATTCTTTCCCTCCGCAAAACGTACTAATTTTATATTCACCTGTGTTCAAACATTCTCTTACTTTTTCATAATTTGGATTATCCATTTTTGGTAAATCTATCCATGCCCAACTTTTCCCATTTTTTAAAAATGCACAATCTTCACAATGACTTCTTTCCTTACAATATTTTTTTAATGTTTCATATGCTTTTGATGCTTCATTATCACTTATCATAATTTACCCCTTTACAAACTCTTTCATAAACTCCACTTTATTACCATTTACAAAATCTAAAAAATTTACTGCACCATTAAAACGCACTTTATATTCCTTCAAATCTTCTTTAGTGAAATATTGTCTATCCCATTGCTCTTTACATAATCGCCATAAAGAATATGGTACAAAGTAAAAATCATTATTTAGATTTATACATATTCCTGTTATAGCTCCTAACTGATAATGTAACTCTAAAGCTTCTTCTTGATAATCAGTAAGAACTGATATTTTTATCTTATCTTTCATAGTTTGTTTTGCTTCAAAACATATTGCAGAACCGCCAAAAATCGTTCCTTTAAAGTCTGGTTGAGCATTTTTATATTTTATAAATCTTCCTGTAAATACTCCTGTAGTATGATTTTTGCTTATTACTCTAAAAGGTTCAGGTGTTTTCTCAATATATGCACGTTTTTCATTTATATAACCCATACAAGCCATAATTATTTGATTTTCAAATATTTGTGATTGAGCATTATTTACTCTGCTTATTTGACTTCTATTCTTCTGCAAATTCATCATCTCCCATTGGAATATCCAATATTTTATGATTTTTATATCGTGGCTTATATCCACCATCAATTCTTATCAGTGTATACCGTTGGACTCGACAACAATCCCATTTATGACCTTCATCAAGCCAACCATAACCATCATAAATACTTTCTTTATCTAGAATATATCCCTTTATTGTAGTAGGTTCTTTTTTCCACTGTTTAGCATTAATAATATTCTTTTCTAAACGTGGCATTTTTAGATTTATAGATGCACAAAAACGTTTCTTATGAATTTTATCTGTACTATAAAAAGTTTCACGACTATTCTTTATTAAATAGCTAGCAATCTTTTTATAATTTACTTGCCCATAATTATTGAACTCTGTATATAAATGTCTAAAATGAACACCACCACCTGTAATATTTCTCCAAATTTTAGCAATTACAGCTGTATCAAATTTATTTAAAACCATATGAAAATGAATATTTCCTCTTTTTCCTCTACCTGCTGTATAGATATATTTAAGCTCATTATTTTCTTTTTTATATGCTCGTCTTAAATATGCTAAAAAAAGGCTTATATCTTTTCTTGCTTTTTCAGAACCTATTACTGAAGCTTTCTGATATGTCAAAGTTATCCATAAATCATCTTCTTCAAAGTTCTCTGTTAACTTCCACTCACATACACGCTCCGCTCTTTTATCTTGATATCTAAGCTGTCTTAATGGTGTTTTACCCTGTGCTGGTCCATTAATAATATTTTTTCCTATTCTTCCACTACAATATTTATAATTATCTATCTTATTTTTAAGTATTACTCTTAAATGTACATAAGCCATAATATCACCCATAATATTTATATTTGTTCATCTTATTAATACCTTTAACAAGGTGGTAAAAGGCTCAAATGAACCTTAAAAAATTGACTTTATGCCACATAGAGTTTATAATTTTTAGTAGTGAAATATGTGGCTTTTAAAATGTCCCATGAATTATTGCAGTAATTCATGGGACTTAGCTGTTATCTTCTAACTTTAAGCACTATGAGCTTGCTCATGGTGCTTTTCTTTTTCACTTTTTTCTATCTCTTTCATCAGTGCATCACATCGTCCATCTTCTATCCAACGTTTACAATCTGCTTGCACTTCAGGATTACTAAAAAATTTCTTTGCCATATCTACCAACGTTTTCCCTTGATAATAGCTTATTTCAATTTTTCTCATTTAATTCACCACCAAATTCTTCATTAATAACCTTACATATTCTTGTTGATATTTTTGATATCAATACATCTGTTTCTTTCTTATTAACTTTTTCTATATATTCATTTAATTCTTTACCTATACCAAATTCTTTAGCTATTGCCACAACTTTAAAGCATTTTCTTATTACTTCATATTTATCAATACAGCTAGTATCAACTACTTTTGTATTACTAAAAATCTTATCCTGTAATGTTTCATCAACGTTATTTCTTATGGCTATTCTTAATAATTCAATACACTCATCAACAGTATAAGTAGGTATAATATTTTGTTCTTTCATAAAATCTATCCTTTCAATAAAATATTTATCCTCTTGGCGTTGTACTACATTTTATATTTAATACACAATTACAGTTATATTCTTTTTGTACTTCAGATAATACTTTTACAGCTTCTTTTATTTCAGAATATCTATTTATATATATTTCAACATTTAAATCAAAATTATCATTTATTTTTACCATTTCCATCATACACATTGTCCTTTCTCCAATAAAATCAATTATTTTTACATAAACTAAAAATATCTTTTTGATGTATATGTTTTATTATTTGTACTGGTAATTTTTTCTCCATTTCATATATAATATTTACAACATATATTGTTTTTCATAAAAATGATTAACTATTTTTTAAATATAAATATAGTTTATATATTTCTTCTGATATAAATACGATTAAACATATATTTATTAATAACTCTATTGGTAGATACCAACTGCCGATAATTAATAATATAAGTATCAAAGTTTTAATTAATTGAATTAGTATCATATCATCACCATTTTTTTATTAAATGTATAATACTCATAACGAAATATACTATAATAAGCACACCTGCTGTACAACTAATAGCTTCTTGTACTGTCTTTAATGTCAATATATCTATCACTATATCACCGCCACATTTTCGCCTAGAGCTTTACACTCTAGGCAATTTTTTATTACTTCTAATTTGTGTTATAATCACCTCTGAAAGGAGGTGATTATCATGGCATTTGAAGAATTAGATACTATTTCTGAAAAACTCTTAAATATTTTTAAAAAACATGGAACATTAACACTATCTGAATTAAGTGTTCTCATAAACATTGACCAAGGATCCTTCGGAGACTATATAAAAATTCTTCTTGATAAAGGATATTTAACAAACAGTTATATTGGAAAAGAAAATGATAAAACTGTTTACTATGGTGGTTCTTATAAAATAACTACACAAGGAAGAATATACTTTGATTTAAAAAATAATGAATGGAAGCGATTTTTAAAACGTTCTGTTTTAATTCCTGCTGTAGTTGCAATTATTATGGCTATTATTACTACCGAAATAACATTATTTTTAAAATCCCTATGGTAATATTCGCTATTAAACTAGCAACAATCGAAACTATTATCACTGTAAACGTTTCATGTTTGCGAGCTAAACGAAATAATTTATCTATTATAAAATAAACTCTATTTGTCATCTTATTACCTTCTTAGTCTCTAAAATTAATTACTGGTCAAGTTGCTGGTTTTCTTCTTCGTTTAGTAACTCATCAATAATATTTGATAATTCCTTTAAATATTGTCCAACAGAATCATTACTTTTTATTTTTAATATATGTGCAGGTAGTATTTGTGTAGTAATTGTTATATAAATCATCTTTCCATTAATTTCTTTATAAAATCCTATACTACGTGCTTCACATAATTCTGCATTATATGGCAATATTTTATCCAAATTATCACCGCCACATTCTCGCCTAGAGCTTTATACTCTAAACGTTTTTAGTACTTACAAGCACATCAATGATATACTCATCTTGAAAGGAAAATGCTTATTATGTCCATATCTACAGAACAACTTAGCTATACAACATTATCTATGCATCTAGCTAATAAAAACTCCAAAAGTATTTGTCAATTAGCTATTTGCGTTGTAGAAAAAGGCAATATTATCTATAATAAAAAATTTGCCATTAAACCTAAAACAACTAATTTTTCATTTACTTCTTATCATGGTATTACTTTTGAAGATGTAAAAAATGCTCCTACATTTGATTTAGTCTGGAAAGAAATATCTCCTTATATTGAAAATAAAAATATCATTGTTTTTGATACTGCTAAAGCTAAAAAACAACTTGAAAGTACCTTATCTTTATATAATATTTCTGCTCCAAAATGTAACTATATTAGCTTACCTTCTTTATTTTCCAATCTACAAGATTGGTCTTTTGATGGATTATCTGATGCTACTGACTATGATGATGTCATTATACGTGGTGATGCATCTAGTAATTTAGATTTATATAACCATGCAGTAAACGTATTAGCTGAACGTGGTAGTACATCATTAAAAAAAGCATTAGGCATAAAATCTATATCAAGAAAGAAATCTCTTACTAATAATATGGCATCAAAAACAAATTCCATTAAAGTATCAACAAATAATCCTATATCTGATACAAGCAATATAGAAAAAACCTCAACTAAAAAAACTAATAAAGAAAAAACTTCAAAAGGCTTATTTTCTAGTTTATTTTCAATTTTTAAGAAGTAAAATCAACAATCCTTTTGCCTAGAGCTTTACACTCTAGGCAATTTTTCTTTCATTACCATTTGCACCAAACTTAATACCTTTAGCAAAGCTTAATACTAAAAGCATTAATATATCAGCATTTTTATCATCTCGAATTTCGTTTATAACTTCCATCGTTTCCTTTTCAGCTGTATCAATAATATTTTTATCAATCATATAAATTCACCTCATTTCATTTGTGCTATAATCATCTCTGAAAGGAAGTGATTATCATGAAACGTGATTTAAATCTAATTAGAAAAATGTTATTACGAATAGAAGAATTAGATTCTACCAAACATAAAATTACAATCAGTAGCTTTTTAGATTTATGCGATAATCCAGCAATAATTTCATTGCACATTGAATTATTAGCAGATAGCTATTACATTGAAATATCTGAACCTATTTATGTTAAAAATATAAAAGATTTCTTGATTTATCGTCTTACTTCTGATGGATATGATTATCTTGATTCCATTAGAGAAGCATCCATTTGGAAAAAAACGAGTGATAAACTTATTCAAGTTGGTGGTTCAGCTGCTCTTGATGTAGTAAAATCACTTGCTATTTCTGTTGTGAAAGATCGTTTAGGAATTTAGATTCTTTATCAATAATATTGTCTAATATAGAAAATAGTTCCATATATACAGCCTTAATACTTTTAGCCTCACCTGAAAGTTTGGGCTGTATATTTTTTTCTAAATCAAATTTAGTATTTAAAATAATTTGTAGCCTTTTTTGTATAACATACTTAGATATTTCATCCAAATTATCACCGCCACATTTTCGCCTAGAGCTTTATACTCTAGGTTTTTTTATTACCTTTAATTTGTGTTATAATCATCTCTGGAAGGAGGTGATTATCATGGATTTAAAAGCCTTCGTCAATGAAGAAAAGGAGCAGTTATCTCTTCAAGAAGAAATCGTTAAGTTAAATAAACTTTTATCTGAAAAAATCAAGAAAAAAATACCCGAAATTGCTGAAAAATCATTTACTGATTTTAGAGAATACTTTTCTATCAAAGCTTTTGATATTACTGTATCCGCCAATACAATAACTGCTAAAATTAATGATAAAAAAGTTTCTTTACGACATGAAGATTTTGATAACAATTTTGCTGGAACTCATTTACCTTTTGATTTAGAAATAAATTTAAAAGGTCATCAGAAATATCGTTTAGGTATATTTAACGATAACGAAAAAAAGATATATCAAGGTATAGCATTTTCAAATACCAAAAAAGAAGATTTGTTATATTGGCTAGAAAACTTTGATACTGAAAAATGGTATTTCAAAATCTTAGAAAAAAACTACTCCTCAAAAAAATATTTATCTATTAATGAAATTCTAGATGATTTAATAGATACGTTATAA